GCGATCAAGAGATCATCACCCGCCACTATGATCGAGCAACTATATCCAAGCTTCTTCATGGCATAAAAAGCCACGGCAGCGTTGATGATACTATTGCCCAACGAAGTGTCGTTGTGACCAGACTTAACCGTGTGCCGCATGATATATCGCAAAGTGCGCCCGCCAATGCTAATGCAACATTTAACAACATTGCAAGATTCAGCAAAGGCGGCAAGGTCAACATCCAACAAAGCGTACAACTTCTGGCGAAAACTGGAAGTACTGGGACCCATAGTGGAATCCCAATTCTTACCATCACGCTCATAGAAGGATCGCGCGCCTCGGCCAACGACCCGGCTCATCCAGTCACCAATCTCATCTGCTCGCATTCCACACGCAAAAGTAATGTCAATGCCGGCGCCCATATCAAATGAACGAAACTTATGGCAAATAACACGTTGCAGCGCGGAAAATTCAGGGGCGAAAGCCGCCTGTGAACAGTAATTGGGATAAAACTGGATGAGTCGGGCCTTGGACGGGACGTTGTGATTACACTCGGACTTAACCATACACTTAATCTTACCAGGCAACACAATGTCCTCACGCATCGATTTGAGAATGTCAAGACCCTTGTGGTAAGGCCGCGTAGCTAGCCACACATCAAAGTCACGAACAGGCTCACTCATGTACTCCCCGGATTCGCCCATAAAAACGCGGGCAAATTCGGGGAACACACTGTGGATATCCGCCGTAACCAATGGTTGCTTAGCTCCGTGTCGCTGACACAAGGCGTTATGAACATTGCAAATGCAACGCCGCAGCACGTGCACGACGCCCGTTGTCCAACCGAACAAACGGGCGCCGCGTCCGTCGCATGTCTCGCACGCACCCATGACGCCATCGAACAGCACATCACACTGATCGCCCTTCTTGGTTAAATCACCAAATCCGAGACAGATCGTGTTTGTGCATGCACTAGGCAAGGAATACGCGCCCCACTCACTTGGAGGCTGAAAACTCAAGGAGTCTAAATAGCCATCAACAGTGAGTGGGGCAGCGAGTCCCTACACGGGATTCATCGCGCACGAGCGGAGAGGCACGCAACCCAAACGCAGTGAATCACCGGCGATAACACGCCGAGTGACGGACTGAGCGATAAACGCAAGTCCAACACCGCGTTGGTAAACGAACCAACACCACGCAACGGACAAACCCAGGACGGTCGAAGCGCCAGCCACAACAGCGCAAGCTTTGTGATACCAAAGCCACGGCTTGGCAACTGACTTGACAAAATCGTCAGTGCCAACCCGG